GCATGTCCCGGTAAAGTCAGGCAACGATAAATTCTACCCAGTAAGTGAAATTCGCGATCTACTCGACGCAGCTGGCGTTAAGTGGGTGCAGCAAAGATACTCGACGATGATTTAGCAGAAGCGATTATTTGGATCTTCGTGGGGTTACCTGTTCTTTTCGTCGTCACATTAATCTTAATCTCGCAAGTTCAGAGGGTTTTGGAATGGATAATCGTATTAACGAACTAATTGAGCAAATTGGCGGGCGGAAACGGTTAGAGGATATTGTTTATGCGATGGGCGTTAAGCCTTGTGGCGCGGAGCCTAGTGACGCCGATCAGTTTTTGGACTCTATTAAACACGGCGATATCGGAAAGATGGACCTAGCCTTGCTGGCGGTGCTGGATGCGCGGCCAGTTGGAACTGTCAGCATAGCTATGGACTGGTCAACTCACCGCAATATCGCGACTGTGAATATGCGGCCTGACCTTGTTTTGTCCGAAATGCGTGATGGTGACAACTTGTATACCACCCCGCCAGCGGCCAGCGCGCCGGGTGAAATGACGCCTGAGATGATGCGAGCGGTTCAGCTTAAAAGTGAGCTTGGGGCATATGCTGCTGCCAATCTGGGTGGCGCTCATGGATTGTTCGATGAATTCTGGAAGGTAGCTATGGCAGCAGCGCCAGCGCCGGAGGACAAAAAATGAAAACAGGAACAAAACTTGAAAGATGGTCAGCAGAAGACGATCTTTATCTTGAAGGTTGCGCCGGGGTTAAGAGCGCAGAAGAGATAGCAAAGGAATTAAACCGCAGTTACACAGCAGTGCAGCAGAGGGCATGCAGGAAAAACATTTCCCTGGCCGTAGGTGGTCGGCAGTGGGTTCCACTTATGATGAGAGAGGTAAAGCAGGCTGTTGAGTTGATAAAGAAAAACAGCAATAAATCCGCCTGCGCCCTCAGTATGGGGGTGACTCACAGCAGGTTCAGCAACCTGTTAAGGCGAGCAAATAAAATGGGGATATATGTTGAAAAAGCTAACATCAAAAAAGTGTCGCGAGTTGATAACAAACCTGACTGACAGTCAGCCTGTCAGCATGAAAGAATGCCTTTACCTTGAAGCTCTGATTATTGCATGCGCAGAGCTAGAAAAAAGAGAAAAACTTATCGAACTCGCAAAGAGGGTGGTACAATGAAACTTAAATGTATTGAGGCTCACCCGTCATACTGGCGTTACTTCAAGAAAGGAAAGATCTACGAAGCAGTGAACAAAGAAGTTAACGGGTGGGGTTTGTCAGATGATGGTCTGACAGTTAGCCTTGACACTGAATACCCATCATCACCAGTAGTGGCGAAGTTCGTAGAGGCAGATCAGTGGGATTTGCACGAGTACGAGCAGAAAATGTCAAAATCAATAGCGTGGTGAAAAGCATGACACAATGCGAACATTATGAGTTGAAGCGCATAGACGCTGAGATTGAAATTCTTGAGAAGTTGATTGAAGTCATACAGGAACAGCGCCGGGAGATTATTAACCGTAAGGATTTGAATAAGAATGAAGAAATTGATGGTTTTATTGGTCGCTGCGTTATTTACAAGCGCAGTTAATGCAAAATCACTCATCTGCGGCATGTACGAAATCGACGTCACAGACGACTACTCACTCAAAGTAAACGGCAAGGATGCCGGAGCATACAAGGGCACGGTAATGGATAAATATTTCAGTTATCAGCATCAATACCAGAAAGGCGATCAGGTGTCAGAAGTGCGTGAGACACAAAAGGGCCGCATGGCGTTTCGTATCGTTGGTGAGTCGCTCTGGAATGCGTGTGTTGAGGAGCCAGCGAGAGGGGGTAAGTAACATGGCATTTGTATCGCAAATTAAATACGCGCCCTTAAGACGACGTGGCATGCCAGGCGTAACATTTAGAGAAACGTTATCAACCTCAGGCGGCGGTTACATTACAAGCTCTACGCCACTGAGGGGCATGAGAATAGATATCCAGATTGACGAGAATTCAAATTGCTTACGCTTAGCTGAATCAGCAGATGGCGTATCTGTAACAAAGTCAGGCCAGTTCTCATGCCCACGCCGCATTTTCGAAATTGTCGGCTCTCAGAGAATAACATTAGAGCTATCAGATGACGGTTGGTGGTACGGAAGCTACGGGGATGCATCATGATGGACTACAGCAAACTGTCAGACCTTGAGATTAATAAGCGCGTTGCGCGGTATTGTCTTGGGGGTAGATCCTTCGGTGTAGTTGACGGGAGAGTTGAAACATTCGGCGGCACCTTCGACCCCTGCAACAACCCTGCAGAAGCCTGGCGGATTATCGTTGGCAGCCGGATATCACTTAGTCCTTTTGATGATTTTAAAGAAGGCGGCGACTATATTGCCGCAAAATATAAGCCAACTCGTGACAATTCAAAACCTGCTGAGGTGGAATTTTTTTGTTGCGATAAACCGCTACGCGCAGCGATGATCGTGTTCCTGATGATGCAAGAAGGTGAATGATGACAGAGCAAGAAAAGCAGGTGCTAGCCGGCCTTTGCCGCATCGAAATGAAACGGTGGAAGGCGGCTGCGGATTCTAACCCAAACATGCGATACATGGTGGAGTTGATGGAAGTCGCGCTGGCATCGCTGAAGGCTGAAAGTGGCTGGATTAAGTGTAGCGGTCGGATGCCAGGCGATGACACGCTTTGTCTTGGAGTTGATGAGGATGGCACCATGTGGACTATGCACTATGACTGCGGTGTTTTCATGGCAGATACGGGGGATGTGGAAGGCTTGAGCATCACCCACTGGCAGCCACTACCCGCGCCAGCGGAGGGCCAATGAACTCAAACTACACCATCATGACAACCAAAGCACTTGAGCATGAGGCCGCACGTAGCTTTATGAAGGCAGCTGAATACTGGAGCAAAGCATCTCTCTCAGCAAGAAATGAACTTAATGTGGCATGGTGCCAGGCGCGGTCCGATGACTGCAAAAAGAAAGCAAGCCGGAGGAATAATGGATAGTCGAGCGCAGTTCGAGGATTGGTATTTTAGACGTTACGGAAAAAAGGATCTGACTAAAGTTAGAGACCATGCCGAGTTTTGTGATGCATGGGAAGTATGGCAGGCATCACGCGCAGAGATTGAGGTTGAGCTTCCAGAAAAGATTTCGTCATATAACACGAATGAAAGTGATTATGTCAAAGTCCAGGCTGCAATGTACGACGAGGGCATTGATGACTGTGCAGGGGCTTTAGCCATGATCGGAATTAACTATCGCTTTGGCTGCAAGAAAGATCTGCCACTACAGCACGAAGCGAAGGAGGAGTGATGACAGCAATTATCGGCACGGTATGGTGTGTTTTTTGGTTAGTTAAAATGGTTTTCGATTTTGATGAAAGCAGACATTCAGCGATAGCGGTGCTGATCGCATGGTTCATTGTCGGCTGGTTGCCGCCAATATTTTATAAACTCATGGCTATGAAGTGGGGTGGTTGATGGAAACAGACTGGCATTTGGCATTTGGCATTTGCATGTTTTTCACTGGGTTTTAGTTGTGCGTCACTAATTTGGTCGTTTGTGAGGAAAACATGATCTACACAATAGTCATTACAATCTACCTGCTGGCAGGCGCTGCAATTTGTGCAATGCTGATAGCGTGTTTCACTCACACTGAAAAGATGGAAGAGATTGTAGGAGAAGATCTTCCGCAATGCAGGCAGGTTAAGGAGAATTTTAGAATCGTCCCACCTCATAAGATGGTCATAGTTTCTGCTGCGCTGTCGCTATTTTCTGTGGTCGTTGGTGCTACCGTGATGATTGCGTGGCCTGTTATGTTGCTGGTGTTGCGGGTGATGAAATGACAATCACCCTAATAGCAATCTACTTTCTAGTTACTGGATTCACAGTCAGAGATGCATGTGAAAGACTAAGGTCATCGAAGTTAACCTGCTTGATTTTCGGGATGTTGTGGCCGATATACTGGATTACATTTATTACTAACAAGTAGGGTAATTTTATGACTTTAATATTAATCTCCCTATACTTCTTCATCGCAGGTCTGACGGCAGAATGGGTTAGCAACCAGATTAAGCTGGCAACTCCATCAGGCGGTGAGAGGTGGTGCCTGTCCTTATTCTGCGGACTGCTGTGGCCTGTCCATTGGTTTGTTTATAGCATCAACAGGTAGACAACTCCACGAGAATCACAGTATGCCAACCTACAACCCGCTACGGCGGGTTTTGTCATTGCAATAAAATGTTATATCATAACTTAAAGCCTGATCGGGTCAGGTGACAATGCCAGGGGCATAGATATGACTGAATTAACCGCCAAAGAAGAGGCGTTCGCGCAAGCCTATGTATTGGGTGGTTGTAGCGATGCAACAGCAGCATGGAGGAAGGCTCACCCACTGAGTAAGGCTAAGCCTGAGACGCAGCACCAGAAGGCATCCAGGATGCTTGCTAAAGACAATGTCAAGGCAAGGATTCGACACCTACAAAAAAAGGCAGCAGAGAAGTCTGAAAATGACTTCGGTGTTAGTGTTGAATGGCGACTGGATATGCTGAAGAAGATTGCTGATGCAGGTTATGAACAATGGCATGACCAGAACGGCAATGCTCGCAGGGAGAACCTTGCCGCAGCGCGTGGTGCAATCCAGACAATCAACGATATGCTTGGCGTTGCATTGCCTGGTGAGAAAGGCAAGCGCAAGTCGTTCAACGTGAAGCTGAGCATTCAGGATGCAAGCGTTTCGGATGAGTCAGATGACTAAGGCGCTTGCGCTTAACGTGCCGCAGGGGCAGTTCCTTGCCGCTCACAAGAAGTTCAACGCTTTTGTTGGCGGCTACCGCAGCGGCAAGACATTCGTCGGCTGTGTGAGGCTCTGGATGCTGGCCATGCAGTATCCTGGAATAAAGCTGGGTTACTTTGCGCCGACCTACCCGATGATATCCGACATCTTCTACACCACCATCGCCGAGGTTGGAGAGATGCTCAGCAATGAGTGGGATGTGGCGCTGTCTGTGGATATAAACGTAAGCCGCAAAGAGGTGAAGCTGTTCGTTGATGAGGTTGAGTACAGCATGGTTAAGTGCCGTGCAATGGAGCACGCGCACCGCATTGTTGGTTTCGATATAAACCACGCGCAGATTGATGAAATAGACACCATGAAGATGGCTAAGGCCGATGCAGCATGGAAGAAGATTATCGCACGTATGTCATCTGTGCGTGATGACTATCCGATAAACACCGTGGACTTCACGACCACACCAGAGGGATTCAACTTCGTTCACAAGTTGTTCGTTGTCGATCTGCAAGAGCGTCCAGAGATAGCTGAGTTCTATTCACTGACAAAGGCCAGCACCAGGCAGAACGCGAAGAACCTGCCTAGCGACTACATCCCTTCGCTCTATAACACTTACCCATCGCAGCTGGTTGATGCCTACGTGGATGGCGAATTCGTCAACCTCACATCCGGCACGGTTTACTACGGGTACAAGCGCAAAGAGTGTAGAAGCCATGAGGAGATCATCCCAGGTGAGCCGCTATTCATCGGGCAGGACTTCAACGTGGGTAAGATGGCCTCTACCGTCTATGTGCAGCGCGGTAAGGAATGGCACGCAGTGGCCGAGCTATGCGACCTGTTCGACACGCCGGACGTTGTGCGTGTGATACAGGAGCGCTGGC